TCGGCGTCCTGATGGGTGTAGAGTATGTAGATAGCTCTTCAGGTAAGAGCGTCTGGAAAAACTACTGGCCCGGTGCGAACAACGTAAGCGTTGACACAAATCATCCTGTCAAAGCTTTTGTTGCAGACAACCCTAACCAGTTGTTTATGGTTGCTGCTGATGGTAGCTCGACAGACCGTGCAACAGCACTGTCAAACATCTTTGCTAACGCATCTTTGGCAACAGCTACTTCCGGTTCAACATCAACCGGTCGTTCCACTGCTGAACTCGATATTTCTACTGTTGCCACCACGGCAACTCTGTTCATGCGTGTTGTAGGTCTTACCGGCGATATAGCCAATCTTGACTACGATGCCGCAGGTGTGAACTATGTAGTTCGGTTCAACTTCCACCACAACGCGCCGGTTGCAGCTTCGGCTTCGCAAACGACTTCGTTGTCTACCGGCATTTAAGGAGGGGATAGACAATGGCTATTTCTCGCGCACAACTAGCGAAAGAGCTTGAGCCCGGCCTGAATGCCTTGTTCGGTCTTGAGTATGATCGCTACGAAAATGAACATGCGGAGATCTTCGACGAAGAGTCTTCGGATCGTGCATTTGAGGAAGAAGTGATGCTCGGTGGGTTCTCAACGGCACCTGTTAAAGGCGAAGGCGCTGCCATCAACTTTGACGACGCTCAAGAGACATACACCGCTCGGTACACACACGAAACAATCGCTCTGGCCTTCTCAATCACTGAGGAAGCTATCGAGGACAACTTGTATGACCGTTTGGCATCGCGTTACACCAAGGCTCTGGCCCGCTCTATGGCTCAGACCAAGCAGATCAAAGCTGCCGCAATCCTGAACAATGCGTTCACTGCGGGTGCTTCTGCAATTGGTGACGGTGCAGCTCTTTGCTCGACTGCTCACCCATCTTTGTCCGGTAACCAGCGCAACAAGCTGTCTACCGCAGCAGACCTCAACGAGACTTCTCTTGAGCAAATGCTGATCGACATTGCTGGTCTTACAGACGAGCGCGGCCTCAAGATTGCCGTTCGTGGTACGAAGCTGATTATCCCGAAAGAACTGCAATTCATTGCAGAGCGGGTTCTCAACTCGAACCTTCGTCCGGGAACAGCCGACAATGATGCAAACGCCATGAAGAACATGGGTATGCTTCCAGAAGGAGCGGTTGTAAACCACTTCTTGGTCGATACCGATGCCTTCTTCATTAAGACGGATGCACCAAACGGCTTCAAGTACTTCAACCGTTCGCCTATTAAAACGGCAATGGAAGGGGACTTCGATACCGGTAACATGCGTTTCAAAGCCCGTGAGCGTTACAGCTTCGGTGTTTCTGATTGGCGCAGCGTGTTCGGCACCGAAGGTGCATAACACGGTCTCCTATCGAGACGGGAGGGGCGGCTTCTTGCCGCCCTTTCTTTTTTACTGTATATTTTTTTTATCCTGACAGTCGCAAAGTGCGGCTGACACTTGCCACGACAGGAGTACAAAATGGCTACTACAACTTTTTCCGGTCCTATTAAGGCTGGGTCTATCCGCGAAGGCGCATCTGCCAACGTGGGCTTTGTTTTGATGGCGCAGAGCGCAAACGTAGTTTTTGGTGCAAACGGCACTGAAACTGTTGTTGCTACTGTTCCTGCAAACAGCCAAATTTTCCAGATCACCGTAGACGTAACGACTGCATTTAATGCAGGTACAACCAACACATTCGACATTGGCGATGGCTCAACCGCTGACCAGTATGCAGACGCACTAGCGGTTGGCGCACAGGCACGTGTTCTTGCTACATCTGATGTGTCTCAAATCGGTAATCTAATTGATATCGGTACATCCGATGTTAATGTTACAGTTACTTACAATCAGACAGGCACGGCAGCTTCTGCTGGTGCAGCAACGGTAACAGTTCTGTATCTACAAAATAACAACCTCTCGTAAATAGGAGGCTGTTATGGCTGGTTCTGACGTAAAAGCGAAGCGTTTAGCTGCCACAGGCTCTGCCGGTGTTGGCCCTGCGCGTATTCGTCAGATACAAGTTTTGACCGCAACAGGCACCCCGCGTTTGACTATTACTGACGGTAATGGTGGCGCGACGGTGCTTGATTTGGACTTTCTTGCATCTGATTCTCACTCAGTAAACATTCCAGCGGAAGGTATACGGGTATCGGACATTTATGTCTCAACCTTTACTGCTTGCACCGCCATGACTGTTTTCTACAACTAAACGGAGGCTCAAATGGCACGTGAAGTAAGCTCTATCACTCGCATAGGGACTTCAGAGCCGTTTGAGCTTCAAGTTGCCCGCGGCCAAATATCCTTCCACAAAACTGTTTTTAAGTTTGGTTACAACGCTGTTGTTGGAGCTACAAAAGAAACCATTTGGGAACAAGGTGGTTTATATTCCTACCCCGCATCAGCCACAGTAATGACTGTATCAAGCAGTTCGGCTAACGACACTGCCGCAGGAACGGGTGCAAGAACAGTAGAGATTTTTGGTCTAGACGCTGATTACAACGAAATAAACGAAGTTGTCACATTAAACGGACAAACGGCTGTTAATACGACAAAATCTTATCTGCGTATAAATCGCGGCATTGTTCGCAGTGCAGGTAGTGGTGGCGCAAACGCTGGCACACTTTACGCAGGAACAGGTACGGTTACATCTGGGGTTCCAGCTAATATTTACCTGACCATAAATGGGGATGGTGATAACCAAACATTGATGGCTCTTTGGACAGTTCCCGCAGGATATACAGCGTTTCTCACAAAGATGGCTTTGTCCACAGGCACCTCAACGCAAACACCTGCTATTCTAAATGCTTCTCTTGTTGCTAGGCCATACGGAGAAGTGTTTCAAATAAAAGAAAGATTTACTCTTACGGATGGCGCACACGAACAGTTTTATACTTTCCCGATAAAGTTCACAGAAAAAACAGACTTAGAGATGAGAGCATTTTCTTCTTCAGGGTCGGTTGACTTTAATGTTTCCGCGTCAATGGAGTTTATTTACATTCAAAACGGGAGTGACTTGTAGTGGCTGAACGCAAAAAAGCCAAAATGCCTCCCCGAAACAAGAAAAATTTTCGCCCTACTGAAAAAGGGGCGGGAATGACTAAGGCTGGAGTAGCCGCATATAGACGCGCAAACCCCGGATCAAAGTTAAAGACCGCTGTAACTGGCACGGTCAAAAAAGGTAGTAAGGATGCAAAGCGTCGTAAATCTTTCTGTGCGCGTTCTGCCGGACAAATGAAAAAATTTCCAAAAGCGGCTAAAGACCCAAACAGCCGTTTAAGGCAGGCTCGTAAAAGATGGAAGTGTTAAGATGACTAGACCCACGGTTGCTGACTTAGACAAAAAAGTAGAAGTAATCTCCACTGTTTTAAATCGGTTAGAGACAAACCACCTAGCTCATATGCAAAAGGACATAGATCGTTTGGATGTTAAGGTTTGGGCTATTCTTGGGGGTATTGCTCTGCAACTTGCGGCGACAGTCATAGCGTTAGTGGCAGTATTAGCATGACTAGAGTAAACTTAGGCGCGGGTTCTTGCGCCAGAAAAGCTAAAGTGGTTCGTAAAAAGAAGGGTGGCGTTATTTGTCCTGAAGGTAAAGCTTGGGCTAAACGTACTTTTGATACATATCCAAGTGCTTATGCAAATCTCGCCGCATCAAAATATTGTAAAGACCCGAATTACGCCAAAAAGGCCAAGGGTGGCAAAAGAAAGGGTAAGTAATGGGCGGTCTAAAGGAGTGGTTAGATGAAGATTGGGTGCGAATTGATAGCTCGGGCAATATCGCTGGTCCGTGCGGTACATCGAAGAATAAAAGAAATCCTGATAGATGTTTACCTAGAAATAAGGCTCAAAGCCTATCAAAGTCGGAACGCGCTGCAACGGCTCGTAAGAAAAAGCAAGCGGGAGCTAAAGGGCAGCAGGTTGTGGAGAATACTAAAGCTGCCAAGGTAAGGAAAATGGCTTTAGGGGGCGCGGTTGGCTACGAAAGTAAGGCAAAACGCCCTTTTCGCGGCACCAGTATACCCGGAACGGCTGTAGCTAGGGGTTGTGGCAAGGTTATGAACGGTCGCCGCAAGCGGACAAAAGGCTCGGTAACACAATCATGAAGAATATGCGGTTTTACATAGGCAAGGAACAGGAGATATGCCAAGAGATTTTGGCGTGGTCTGCTCATACCTTGCAGAAACCAAATCCGTTTTATAACGGTCTTCCGCCGTGCCCGTATGCCCAAAAAGCTTGGGAAGATCACAAGGTAGCGATTTTGTTTAAGTATGACACTAACTTGCAGTGTTTATATAGCACCATATCTCAATGGGAAGACACGTTTGATCTAGTTATCATAGTAGATATGGTCTTTGATAAAGACCCGGATGATTTTCACGACTATCTAGAAATGCTAAACGATGCCATATCCGAAGGGGTTTTTATCGACAGGGATATTTGGTTGATGGGCTTTCATCCTCACGATGAACCCAATGATTTCATTGATGATAGCTCTTTTATGCAGATGGTAGACGACGAATACGCAATGATTTTTGTTCAGCGTTTGTCTAAGATACAGGAAGCAGCAGACAAACTCGAACAAAAAGGGTATTATGATAATTACTTGGAAGAGTATGACGCGGAACACATCTTCCAAACCCGCAAAGAGTTGTATAGGAGGCTCCAACAATGGCAATGAAACCACGTAAAGTAAAGAAAATGCGCGGCGGCGGCATGGTTAAGAAAATGCGCGGTGGTGGAATGGTTAAGAAAATGCGCGGCGGCGGCATGGTCAAAAAAATGCGCGGCGGCGGCATGGTGAAGAAGAAGTAAGATGGCTACTTCTGGAAGCACAAATTTTGAGCTAGATGTCGCCGATTATGTAGAGGAGGCGTTTGAGCGTTGTGGGCTTGAGGTTCGTACTGGTTACGACCTCAAGACTGCGAAGCGTTCCTTGAATTTGATGCTTGCGGAATGGGCAAACCGTGGTCTAAACGCATGGACTATAGCCCAAAGAAGCCAAGCCTTAACGCAAGGTACGGGTGATTATAACCTTGGGATGGATGTTATCGACATCTTGTCTGTAGTGGTACGCCGTAGTGGAACAGATTATGCGCTAGAACGGATTAGCCGGGACAGCTATTTGTCTATTCCAACCAAAACTACACAAGCTAGACCATCTCAGTTCTTTTTAGATCGTCAAATCACACCTGTTTTAAAACTCTGGCCGGTTCCAGAGAACAGCACGGATGTGGTATACTATGATGCTCTGACACGGATGGACGACGCGGACGATTTTACGAATACAATGGAAGTACCCTTCCGTTTGTATCCGTGTTTGGCTGCGGGTCTTGCCTATTATATTTCCATCAAGAGGGCTCCTAACAGAGCACAACTCTTGAAGGCGATGTATGAGGAAGAGTTTGAAAGGGCGATATCAGAAGATCGTGACAGGGCTTCTTTTAACATTGCCCCTGACGTAGGTTATTTTAGGGTTTAAACATGGCGCGATTTGCTACAGGTAAAAACTCTTATGCTATATCTGACCGCTCCGGATTACGGTATCGGTATCAAGATATGCGTAGAGAGTGGAACGGTTTACTTGTCGGCAAAGATGAGTGGGAGCCTAAACAACCACAGTTAGAGCCATTTCCTAAAGTTACCGACCCGCAGGCATTGAAAAATGCAAGACCGGATCGTGTAGAGCCAATGGACGTTCCCGTTGGAGGTGGTGGCTATCCAGATAGAGGCGTGGCAACAAGACTTATCGGGTCTGTGGGCCGTGTAACGGTGGTGACATGAGTTTTACGCTGACACAGTTGCAAGACGCAATTAAGGACTACACAGAGAATCAGGAGACGACTTTCGTCAACAACCTGAATGTTTTCATTCGTGGCGCAGAAGAGCGTATTTTTAAGAGTGTGCAGCTCAACTTTTTTAGGCGCAATCAAACAGGTACGCTGACTGTAGGAAACAAGTTTTTAAACTGCCCCTCTGATTTTCTGGCACCGTATTCGTTGTCGATAATCAAAGCCGATGGGAATAACGAGTTTTTAGAGTACAAAGACGTAAATTTCCTTCAAACGGCTTATCCAAACCCTTCTTCTACTGGGACACCTCGGTATTATGGTTATTTTGATGTCTCTAATTTCATTGTTGCTCCAACTCCTAGTGCCGCTTTGACCGCAGAGCTTCATTACTACTATCGGCCAGCCAGCCTTACCGCAGGCGCTGGTGGTGGTACGACATGGCTTAGTGTCAATGCACCAATTGCAATGTTGTATGGTTCTTTAGTTGAGGCTTATACCTATATGAAGGGTGAGCAAGATATCATACAGAATTATTTGTTGCAGTTTCAGGAGTCTATCGGACGCCTCAAGAACTATGGTGAAGCGCTTGAAGATACGGATGCGTATCGCACGGGGCTTATCATTAGGGAGAAAATCTAGTGTTTAGCTTTAAAATGGAGCTTTCGGATGAGCCGTTTGTAACGGTTCATACTACGGAAAACCGTGGATTTACCCCGGAAGAAGTAGCAGAGCGTTGCGCTGCAAAAATAATATCGGTTTCGGATAGCGCACATCCGGGCATCCGTGATCAGGCTCGTGCTTTTCAGAAGCACATTGAGAAGGTAGTCGCTCACTATATGCGGGAGGCTATCCGGAGTGACCGAACTACGGTATATAATAACCTGAAGGATGCAGGGCATCCTGAATTAGCTGATGCGATAAGGAGACTGTAAACATGGCTATTACACAGGCAATGTGTACGTCCTTCAAGCAAGAATTGCTTGAAGCTCAACACGATTTTCGTACAACAGGTCATACTTTTAATATGGCGTTGTACACAAGTTCAGCTACACTGGACGCCTCAACTACGGACTATTCTGCAACTAACGAGGTTAGCGGAACCGGTTATAGTGCAGGTGGGCAGGCGCTGACTAATGTGAACCCAACCACTAGTGGCACGACAGCGTTCACCGACTTTGCGGATGAAACTTGGACCACTGCTTCTATTACCGCACGGGGCGCAATTATCTACAACACAACTACAGGCGGTGGTGTAAGCACCACGGATGCGGTGTGTGTTTTAGATTTTGGTGCTGATAAGACCTCGACCGCTGGTGATTTCACTGTTCAGTTCCCAACTGCGGACGCATCTAACGCCATTATCCGTATAGCCTAACGGAGATCCGTTATGGCTATCATTGCCGGTTGGGGCCGGGGCACATGGTCGAGTGGAACGTGGGGTGAGCCAATCCCCGTTGAGCTTACCGGGGTCTCAGCCACCGGAGCAATCGGTAGTGTTAATGTTGTAGCGGAAGCTAATGTCCCGGTTACGGGGTTACAGGCAACAGGTAATGTAGGCAGCGTCACAGTCTCCGCTGATGCAAATGTTGCTGTAACCGGAGAAGCGGGAACCACCGGATTAGGTTCTGTAACTGTCGTGGCGGAAGCCAACGTGGCGGTTACAGGTGTTGCCGGTACAGGTAATGTAGGTAGCGTCACGGTAGCAGCGGATGCAAATGTCGCTGTTACTGGACTTGAAGGCACTACAGC